CACTGTGCAAGAAACATTGCCTGTCGTAATGGTGTATCTATACCAAATTCTTTCATTGCTGCATTAAGTGGTTCGCATATTTCATCAAGGTCTGATTTGTCTGCATCATGAAATATGCTAGCTAATTGTTCTTTAGTAACCATGTGTCGTCTCCGTTAAATGATGTCTGGGTCAAGTTTAGCCTTAACCACTGTGCGTATGTTTTGACGTTCAGGTACTACTGATCCATCTTCCAATGTAGTTTCTGTACCTGCGTTATTTATAAAGCTGGTCAGTACAGTATTTGCTGGAGCCCAACTGGTTCTGTAATTTATCTCATGCAGTCTCCATGCATATTTGTCGTCTGATCTTGGTATATTATTAGTTGGTAAACTTTCATTTGGCAATTTAATACGCTCATATAGTTGCGGCGGGTTATAGTCTATTCTCAATATCCAATCACCTGCCGGTGCACCCGCTGGGAATGATGTACCTGTTGCTACAGGTTTACTTTGATTAGGTGGTATACCGTCGCCTGCCCATATAGTAACAGGTTTTTGTAAATCTCCTGCCAGTACATAGAATTGCTGACCCTGCAAGTTCTTGAACGGCACTTCTTGTATAGCTTGTGCAAGAATTTGATCGTTGATTTGTATTTCTCTGTTATAAGTGCTGAGTATATCTGCAAGTGTAAGTTCTCCGGTTCCATTTGGATTTGGAATAGGATCTCCGTTGATGTCGGTTGCTGGCTTTTGCAAGATGTCTCTGAATTCCTGGCTGTCTGTCATTGGGTCACATTTAACACGCCACATATGAGGCCACCAAGTTGGGCTATATCCTTCGGCAGGGCGCGATCCTTCTTGTACAACATAATACTTTGTTAAACTAAAATCACCCAATGCCAAGTCATCTATGCGGTGAGGTATTTCAATAACATCGCCGCTCATTAATGTGCGTCCCATACTGTTAACCATATCGTTGAGATGGAATGTTATAAAAATAGTGCTGTTGCTTAGGAACAAACCAAACTGTCGCAAATCAAACTCTGTATCGCTAAGCTGATAATGCCCTTTTAAACTGAACACATCGTCTGCATATTTTCTGTCTCTGATTTCCATGTTGAGAGTATCTTGTATCTCTAACACGTTGCTTTCATCATTATTGACTGCATTTAACGCAGTATTGGGTTGTGTAAAATCACCTGTGTTGCCCTGCGGCATAGGACCCAGATACTTGTGTACATAAAATTCTGTGCCGCCAATGCGATAGCGTTCGCCTATTAGACGATCTAACAGTTTGTAATCATTGGTGCGAACTGACGCACCTTTCCATAACACCAACGGCGGCATTTACAATTCTCCTACAATATTTTATTTATAGGTATTGTTTTATGAATACATTTATCGAAATGGTACCTCTTCATACCAGGTATTGATCCTATTTTATCACAATGCGGGCATTGTATTTTTATTTGATTCTGATGAGTGCCAGACTCGAACCTATTTTTATTATTTTGTTTAGCAATATCACTCCCGCCATTTTGCTTTAACATATGATATGACCCATTTTTAATTTTATCGTGAATATGACTATGTTCACTTAACAAATTGTGTGTACCTTCTGCTACTCGTTTTCTGCTAGCTTTACGTTGAATATCACCACTTAATAAATGATGAGTTTTATTTTTAACTTTTTCGTTTTGCTGAATACTAGCTAGTTTTGATAATTCTTTGTGTGATAATTGCAATCTACTTGCTATTCGTAATGCAGCGGCATAATCACCTTGCGCATAATGAATATTGTAATGTTCATTAATAGTAACAGCTTTTAAATTATCTAGATTGTTGTTTGTATGGTTATTGTCGATGTGATGAATATCATAAGTTCTTCCTATACTATCAACGGGTATCGATCCGTAATGATTAATGTAAATTTTACGATATTTGTTGGTCCCGCAGTAAATACACATAGCTGATTGCTCCCAAAAGCGTTAGAGTAGTTGGGGTTACAGCCCGCGAACTACGCATATATTTATAGGGCATCAGCTGAGTTCTTATGTATTGAATTCAAACGATAAAATTTTACAATATACCAATAATTGCATTGACATAGCGTTGTATGATGTTAAACTGTAATTATGACAACACAATTGAACATCGCAGAGACATCTAGGTTCGTTAAATCTAAAGGACCGGATTATTCCCATGTTACACCTGAACATGCGAATTATCAAAGAGAATGGCTTAACTGTATGGATGATGCCAGACTTGAAGTAGACTATGGCAGTTTGAAAGACAGTTTCGTCAACTGGGCAATGATCAACCGTCCAGATGACGAACTTATACACTGGCGATCGCTAGATCCCTGGCAATATGCAACTATTGGCAAAATGACATGGTGTATAGATCACGGTGCTGTTATGCCAGAGAATTATATACCATGGTTTGAAAATAAAATCACAGAGTTATTGAGCATTGAAACTGTTATAGATGACAGTGAATTTGAACCAAAGCTGTCAATGATGCAAAAGCGTATAGTAGAATATACAGGTCTATACAGCAGTATGGAAGCAATATGGTGGAAGTTTAGAGATAATCACGAAGAGATTGAAACTAGAATTACCAAACTACTAAAAATTGCTGAACCAAATCAGCAAATGTTGAAACGTTTGTATGACCATTTCAAAGACAGCTTCGCAGATGCCATGCGGGATAAAGCAAATGAGTTTTCTGCTGCTAAGATAGAACCACTTATTGTTGTGGTTAACTTGTTGGCTACCAGTACTGGCAATGCCAAGGCTATTAGAGACAGCAGAGGCGCAACAACAAAAAGTGTCAAGCAAGCATCAAAAGTCAAATTGAAAACTGTTGACATGGACACAGGTGTGGCAAGTCTAAGCCCTGCTATGATACCTGGATCTAAACTAGCAGTTATATATAATACCAAAGATCGCAAAGTCATGGTATACTATGCAAATGCGGACAGTGTATTAGGTATCAAGAATACCAAAATTACAGATTACGATGAAACTCGTAGTTTTGCTAAAACATTACGCAAACCCGATAGTATCATAACACCATTGCGTAACGCAGTTACCACTCGCCGTGTCGATGTTGTACTTGAAGATGTCAACGGTAAACGTCATCCGTTGAATGGACGTATGACCAAAGACATGATGTTGTTGAAGGTTTTTAAATAAGTTGTTACCTTATTCACTAAATATGAATGAGGTAACAATTATGACAACTCCATTACGACAACAAATTACAAAAGAAGTACAACTGATGTTAGGTGGCGGTATGGTTGATATCGAACTTGACCCGGATCATTACACAACAGCTCTTAATCTGGCATTTGATAGATACAGACAGCGATCTGGTAATGCACAAGAAGAATCGTATATGTTCCTTCGTTTAGAAGAAAACATTACAGAATATTATTTGCCAGACAATGTAACAACTGTTCGACAGTTGTTTAGACGTGGTCTGGGTGGTATCACCGGTGGTACACAAATTGACCCATTCAGCTTGGCATACACGAACCTGTATCTGTTACAAGCAGGTGCAGGTGGCGGTTATTCAGCTGGCTTGTTAACATACGAATTGTTCTACGAATATTTAGACCAAGCCGGACGTATGTTTGGACGTGATATAAACTTCACATATGATACTGTTACAAAACGATTGAGTATTGTTCGTAGACCAAGTGGTAATGAAATGATATTGATCTGGTGTTACAATCTCAGACCTGACGATGTGATAATATCAGATCCATTTGCTCGCCCTTGGATAAGAGATTATACACTTGCATGGTGTCAAAAAATGCTAGGCGAAGCATATAGCAAATACAACTCGTTGGCGGGTCCACAAGGCGGTACAACACTTAAAGGTACTGCACTGATAACAGAAGGCAATGAAACACTAGTTCGCCTTGAAAAAGAAATAGATCTGTACATAGACAATGCTATGCCACTGGGCGTTATTATAGGCTAATATCTGGCCACAAACCACGTATGGCAAGCTTGGCTGCATTGGTAGGCTTGTCATATCCTAATACAGTATACACACCCTGTGCAGCAGGTACATCAGTTACTCGTACCCACTGTTTATCCCAGTTATACCAAGCTTCACTTTTGGTATCAAACATGTACAAATTACATAATTCCATTGGTTCTTGGTCATAGATGAATTTGTCTATGTACATTTGTGCAGCCCATGCTGCATCTGTGTTGATTTTCAATAAACTGGCATCTTGGGTAAACAGCCCAATCATATATACAGTTTGTGACCATTTTACCAGCCATGCATCTCTACATAACGCATTGTCGTGTGCAGTATTTTTTCTAGGCCACGACCTGTGCATACTTTTATTTGCTCGCATTAAATATGCGTTGGATTCTTTTAACTGCTCCAAGCCGATCTCAAACACATTATATGGATGATCGCTAATGCCAGTTCCCGGATATGTTAAATGCCCAACACCATGACCTGCATTGACTGCAAGATCTGCTGCAATTGAATTTGCTGTATTTACAGACCTGTCGCTCAGCATGATGTTTTCATTTGTAAACAACGATTCTATATTATTCATTTATCAGCGCCTTTACAAGTTTACGTAATTCTGTTAATGTGCTATCGTTATATATAATTTTATCAAACTTACTAGTTGACCACATGTATTCGCTAGCATGCACATCTGTAGGTTTTATGCCTGTTTTAGCGTATGTTGTTAACCATTCTGGATCATGGCCTCTTTTAACACGCCATACCTGTCCACCAAGACGCTGAATCATTTCAACTTCATTTGGAAACCGTGTGTCGGGTATTATAAAATTACCGCCAATTGATAATTTACGTTCTAAACTTGCCAACCATATGTCGTAATGAAACCCATTCCTACATACATCTGTGCCCCAATACTGCAATACCCATCGGGGTGTCAACGTCGGCATATCTAAACGATTGGCCCACCATGTATCAACTTGTTCTCGCCATTCGCGACTTTCTTGAGTATCGCCTTCTAATAAGTGTCGAGGCCAACCAAAGACATTTGCTACAGCATCTTTGAGACTGTCTGCAAAGCTTACTTTTTTAAATCCTTGATCATCTTCTAAAAAATCTGCAACAGTGCCCTTGCCACTGCCTATCAGGCCACATACACCAATTATCATGATACCTCCGCTTCTCTTAATAATACAGTATATGACAGATTATATCAACTGTTTTTGTTCATTAACTGCTCAGTCCAAACTGAGGTTTTTTGCTGTTATCCGCTAAATAAACCAGCACACAACAAATCAAGGGATTTGACATATGGCAATTTTAGTTTCTCCTGGCGTTAGCGTTACTGTAACGGACGAAAGCCAGTATGCCAGCGCCGGAACTGGCACTATACCACTTATCGCAATAGCATCCGCTGCTAATAAATTTGTACCAGGCAGCTCTACAGCATATGCCCCTGGTACATTGGCAGCAAATGCAAATCAACTTTATCTTGTAACAAGTCAAAGAGATCTATTGCAGACATTTGGTACACCTGTATTTTATTCGGCAGCAGGTACTCCACAATACGACAATCAACTCAACGAACTTGGACTGTTTACTGCATATCAATACTTGGGTATTGCTAATACAGCTTATATCTTGAGAGCAAATGTTGATCTTGGACAGATGGTGCCAAGCAATACAGAACCAACCGGTGAACCTGCTACCAATCAGTATTGGTTAGACACTGGTACTTCTACATATGGTGTGTTCCAAAGTAGCGGTAACGTAAACAGTGCGTTGGCATGGTCAAGTCAAACTCCCACCGTGCTAGATACTGCAACCAATCTTGACAGAATGGTACAAAGTGGTTTTATTAGCACAAGCGGCAGTGCAGACATTATTACAACAGCAGGTAATTTGGTAATCAACGGCGCGGCTGTGCCTATAACTGCCACTATGAGTATATCAGATGTAGCAAGTGCAATCAACAACAGCTCAACAGTTTCATTGCTGAATATCACTGCAACTGTGTATGTGCGTGAAGGTAAACCTGTGGTAACGTATTCTGCAATCGGCGACATGTATTATCTGCGATTGATCTGTACAAATCCGGATACTACAATTTCACTGTCGGGTTCTACTGCTAGTATATTAACAGATTTAAAATTGACAGCTACACCAAATAATGTTGTAGTGCCTTCCAACTCATATGGAACAGCAGGTAGCTATGTTATAGTATCTTATGCAAATGCATCTGGTACTAATCAAAATAGTCTGTGGCAGAAAATTACACAAACAACATTGTATACCAGTGCAGATTGGTGGTTCAAAGTTGGTAGTACAGATGCAGGATACCCAGGATGGGGATGGACTGAAGCTGCACCTCGTGTTATAACAGGTACTGTTGCTAACCCAACATTTACTGCAACAACTCAATGCACCATTGGTATTGGAAGTGGATCACCGGTTATTATA